GGGCAAGTCAGGCAAAGTCTATAAGACTAAGAAAGAGGCCGAAGCCCAAGGCAGAGCGATATACGCTTCTGGTTATAAGAAAAAGAAACGTGGCAAGAAATAGTTTTTTAAATGAGTCTTATTTTAATGTTGCAAGAGGCAAAATAAATAAAGCTTCGTCTGTACATAAGTTTGGTAGAAATCCAAATGTAGGCGGTGCTCCAGAAACAATATGGGAACAAGGTGGCATTTATACTTACTTGACAGTTGCCTCAACAGTTTATGTGTCTGGAGCTGATGCACAAGATGCTGCATCTGGAACAGGTGCTCGTACCGTTACAGTCCAAGGATTAGATGCCAACTATAATGAAATTGAAGAAACACTTACAGTAGATGGTGCAGTTTCAACTAAATCATTTTTAAGAGTTTTTAGAGCCTTTGTTGCTACAGCAGGTTCATTACAAACTAATAAAGGTGATGTGTTGGTATCAACAGGTGCAAGTGGTGGCGGTACGGTATTGGCAAAAATTGCAACAATTGGTACAGGTACAGTATATGGTCAAGGACAAACAAATTTGTCATTCTATACAATACCTGCCGGAAAAACAGGTTATTTAACAAATTGGAATGTAGGAGTAGGTGCTTATAATGACGCCGTAACCGCTAACTTATATACAAGAGAAATAGGCAATGGTTTAATTTTTAGAACAAGAGACGTTATGGATGTTCCAGGCGGACTTCATCAAAGAATATATCAAGTACCATTTCAGTTATCTGAAAAAACAGATATTGAAGTTAGAGCAATTGCTTCAACAGGTACAAATATATCATCAACATTTGATATTATACTGATTAATAATAACTAAAATGGCAAGAAAAAGAGCAAAAAAGAAACCAGTACCAACAAATCCAAGACTCTACGCGCAAGTAAAAGCAGAAGCAAAAAGAAAATTTAAGGTATACCCAAGTGCATATGCAAATGGGTGGTTAGTAAAAACTTATAAGCAACGTGGTGGAAAATACCGAATGGGAGTTGCAAGGAAAAAGAAAAGATGATAGATTATATCAAATTAAGACTTACTCAATTTTGGAACATACTTATTGGTAAAGACGAAAATTGGGACGGCTCAGTAGATATCAAAGATAGTTTGATAAAAGCTGAAAAGAAAGCAAAAAATGAAGGCTAAATTACTAGGTAACGGAAAATTTGAAATAGTAAGCAAAGATGGTCACACAGATGCAGCATCTGTAATAAAATCTTGTAAAACCATAATTTCACACTCTCAAATGATTTTAGATCATTTAACAAACCCAGAAGCAGATTTGCCTACTTGGTTTACAAATAAAATAGCAATTTCAGAGTATGAAGTAGTATCTGCTGCAAACTATATCGCAGACGGAGAGATGGATCACCATCAAGATGGCTAAACCAAAAGGTGGATTAACTAGATGGTTTAAAGAAAATTGGGTTGATATAAGTCGTCCAAAAAAGAAAGGAAGATATCAACCTTGCGGTAGACCTAAAGCAAGAACTGCTAGAGGTGGTTACCCGAAATGTGTCCCTGCTCGCGTGGCAGCAAAGATGTCAGCGTCAGAGAGAAGATCGGCTGTTCGCCGAAAAAGAAGTAAGGCACAAGGCGTAGGTGGAAGACCAACTATGGTTAGTACCTTTACTAAAAGAAAGCGAAGGAGCAGCCGAAAGAAGAAGTAGGCATATGGAAAACCAAGAGGTAGTTAGAGAAATACTACAAGTTGTAAAAATGTCCAAAAAACTAAGATCCGCAATTTATCAAAAACTTGTTTGGGGTCAGGAACTTCGCAATCTTTTAAACCTACCAAGGACATCAATAAATAAAGAGCGAATCCAAGAACATTGGGCAAACGGAACAGATCAAAGTTTATAGAAATGGCATTTATGCCAAGTTACTTTTAAAGTAAAAAGGAAGAAAAATGGCAAGAACAGGTGGATTTTTAAGTGGACCAACTGGCGTACATAATACTCAGAAAATTCGTAAACACGTATTAAGAAGAGGTCTCACAAGAGATTTGAACGCAGCAGCTGGCACTACTGTTAATAGCAAAAATCCTGGAAGTTTAGAAACTTTCAGATACGCAACTGCAGCAAAAGCAGTTGGACCGAGATTTGGTAAAACCGCTAATCCAAGACGCGCTAGTTTTGGTAAAAGAGGTGCAGGGCGGATATTACCTAGGCGCGGAAGATAAATATTTTACACGACGACTTTCATAAATTTATGAAAGCAGGACGACTTAGTAAAGTCGTAAATACAGTATTAAATGGCACTAACAGCAAGCGAAAAAGCAAAACTAAAAAGGTACGGTCTCAGCGGTTTAAACAAACCAAAGAGAACACCTAAGCACCCAACTAAAAAAGCTGTAGTGGCAACTCGCGTTGGTAATCGTATAAAGATTATTCGCTTTGGAGCACAGGGTATGGGGCATAATTATAGTCCTGAAGCCCGAAGAAGCTTCAAAGCAAGACACAGAAGAAATATCGCTAGAGGTAAATCTTCTGCTGCCTACTGGGCAGATAAAGTCTTTTGGGCAGGTAAGGGAGGTTCCGTAAAAAGACCTCCTAAGTCTCAAAAGCATGTTAAAGGAAGAAAAAGAAGGAGAAAGTAATACATGAGTATTCCTAAAATGATAGATAAAAGACAAGCGTGGCTAGATGGAGTCTCGGTTGAAGCTATGGCAGTTTTATCTAAACTAACAAAAAGAACCAAAGCAGGAATTACACTTTCTGACAAGGAAGATATGATGTTAGAACTTTGTAGTGGATACTTGTATATGCTTAGTCTTTGTAAAGAAGAAGGACTTTTTGATTCCGATGACCCGTTTAACTTATTTAACAAAGAGACTCTACATTGATTGAAATAAGCCGTTCAGACATAGCGTCTAACTATCACATGGATCTTTCTTCGGAGGATCGCTTTATCAAGTTACCTATTGAGGGGTATCTTGAATTATTGGGCATAAGCCCCAACACATCTCAAACTGCAATTATCAATGCAATTAATAATCCCAAATATCGTTTTGTCTGTGCGGCTGTTTCCCGTCGTCAAGGCAAGACATACATTTCAAATATCATAGGACAGTTAGTTTGTTTAGTACCAAACTCTCATGTGCTACTGATGTCACCAAACTATTCTTTATCACAAATCTCCTTTGAGCTACAAAGAAATTTAATTAAACACTTTGATTTAGAAGTCACAAGAGATAATGCAAAAGATAAAGTTATAGAACTTTCAAATCAATCAACAATTAGAATGGGTTCTATCAATCAGGTAGACTCTGTTGTTGGTCGTTCTTATGATTTAATCATCTTCGACGAGGCTGCACTTACTGATGGCAGAGACGCTTTCAATGTGGCACTTCGCCCAACACTCGATAAAGAAAATTCAAAAGCAATTTTTATTTCTACACCTCGTGGAAGAAATAATTACTTTGCAGAGTTTTATTACAGAGGTTGGTCAGATGAATTTCCAGAATGGTGTAGTATAAAAGCTACTTGGCATGAAAATCCTCGTGTGTCAGAAGATGACATTAAGGAAGCAAAGAAAACAATGTCAGAAAATGAGTTTGCACAAGAATATCTTGCAGACTTTAATGTATTTGAAGGACAAATCTGGGCATTTAATCATGAAGAATGTACTGCAGATCTAACACAATTTGA